TGTGATGACGGCCTTAGCAACCTCCTTGATATCTTTTATTGATTTTTTCCATTTATCAAGAGGCGCTGTAAGTTCTTTTATTTTTTGATTATATGCATCTTGTGCCTCCAATGCAGTTAACTGAGTTTTTAGTCTTGTTAATTCAGTTTGCCCAAGTATTAAAGCCTCTGTATTTCCGTTTCTTAATGCGACGACCATTTCGTCCATTATTTTTTTTTGTGCTTCTGATAAAGTATTAATTTTAGTTTGTAACAGTGTTGATTTCTGCGCCTGTTTTTGAGCCTCAGTACCTAAATCATTTATTATCTGACGCTTTCTTGCCTGGTCATCGAGTTTTTTATTCATCTCGTCGACTAGTTGTGAAATTTTCGATCTGCTATTTAATTCGTCGTCTAATTCGTCAGCCATAATTTACCTACAATTTATATCCTGCATCTTGAAATGATTGCTTAATCCATAATGGGAAATTGGCTGGACTTCCATATTTTTTTAATGCCTCTTTATACCAGACATCAAATGCATTGTCCATTTTTCTTTTCAAAGATTGAGCATCTGGATCGTTTTTTATTCTTCCTGCCTTAGCTTTTGAAAATATCTTATCAATCCATCTATCAAAAAAATCCTCTTTAAGTACAACTTCTTGTACTCTTTTATTGAGATTTGAAATTTGTTTTTTGCTTTTCATATTATCCCCGCCGATTTAATATAAATATCAAAAAGGCGAGGAAATATTATTTAGTAGGTGGGCCAAATGGACCTCGAGCTACACCTCCTGAAGGACTATTGCCTTTGGCAGCTGCCCTTTCGGCCTCATTCTGTTTTTTGATTTTTTCATCAAGTTTTTTAATATAAAATGTCCGCAACCATACAGGCATGTTATATACTTCATTCCATCCAAACCTTCCGTGATATACAAGGTCGAGGATTTGTTCGTGAAGGGCCGATTTATATTTCGACCCCAGGCCAAAAAAAGGACACTCCCATCGGAATGTTTAACCATCTTTCGTCACCTGTTTCATCTGATGTAAATAGGAATCTCATATCTAAATCAGGTGTTACTGAATTAATATATTTTCTTAATTCAAGTGTATCTCTAGATAACATATTATCTACAAATTTAGATATTTGTCTTGGATCTGTTACTCCATTTACTGACTTAATCATATTCTTTAATCTGATTGTCAATTCAGGGTCATAATCCTTTTTCATCTTTTTATATGCTTTGAGCTCATGTCCTAGTCTTGTTTCATCTCCATGTGTTAAAAGTGAAAATTCTACAACATGTTTTGATGCTGGTAATGTGAAAACAAAATTGTTACCATTTTTCCATAAATCTTCATCAACCTCTTTATCGCTAAGTGTTAAAAGGTCAATATGAACCTCTTGCTTTGCATTACTAAATGGGTCCTGCATTTCAGTTACATAGTCTTTACCATAGGCTAAAACTCTTGCTGCGACCATTATAGCATTCTTATCGCCAATCAACAGTTTATGATAAGGTACCTCTTCACCATTACCATTACTTACAATTAAGGCTTTAAGAAGCTTGTCAATAACAACACCTTGTTTAATAAGGTTTTGAGATGTTAACATATCCTCTTCTTTGGCTGTCATATATTTCAATTCAACCTTTCCACTAGACAAAGGATTGTCCTTATCATATAGCTTACCTTTACTTGGCAAATCTACCAACTCAGTATGAAATTGATTAAAGTCTAATGTTTTTGTTTCTTCTTTTTGGGATTTTTCTGTTTCTGGTTTAGTTCCACTATAACCTACTTCAGGATTAATTTCACTCATAACTTTCCTTTATAATATAACTTATTATCTATAATAAATATAATATTCTACATAAAAAAGTCCGGGCGGTTACCCAGACTTTAATTTTAAGATTTTTAACTATATTAGTATTGTAATATAGCGTAATCGTATACAATGTCCATAGAGATTGTCATCGGGTCAGATTCTGATGTCCAATCACCTTCTCCAAAATCAGCTTTGGAACACCAAGCTCCTTTAAGAGTCCACTCTTCTACTTTGTCACCAACAGGACCTAAAGTATTATATGTAATATCCTTTTTATAAAAATCAGAATATCCATCTCTTCCGGTTACCGATTCATGTCCAAGTCTAATCCATTCCATCACCTGTTGAGCTCCAGAAGGAACAATAGGGTCATAAAGTTCTACACCTGAAAGTGGAGTCCATTTTGATTTACCTTTTGTGTATCTTTGAACGTTAATATGATCAAGAGTAACAGTAGCCGATTCTATACTAGGCCTAGGTGCCTTTTTAATCAAAAACGAAGCGATTCCAGCAATATAGAATATAAACCTCATTTTTAATTTTGGTTCAAACGAGGTGAACATTGCTTCATCTGGTGCAATTAAATTTGGCATGTAAGTCTCCTTATTGTTTTAACTATTTATAATAAATATCTCAAACCTTTAAAAAAAAGGGAGGTAATATTCCAACCTCCCAATTATTTTTAATCAGTTGGGAATGCAGCTCCAGTAGGTAAGATGTTGAAATCTAATAATATAAATTCAGCTGTTTTTGCCGGCTGTAAATATATTGCTCCAACCATCTGGTTTCTATCAATAACATCTGGTGTGTTATTAGTTTCATCCATTACTACCTTGAATGCATATAATCCTTGTCTTTGTTGGATAGATTCAAAATAAGGATTAACAATGTTTAAGAATCTATTTCTTGTTACACCTGTATTTTGTTCGAACACCAAGTACTTAGTAGATGATGCAACAAATTTCTTAGCAGCAATTAATAGTCTTCTAACGTTAATTCTGTCTAATGCTGATGATTTAACTTGTAGTGTTTTTTGACCCCATACAACAAATCCTTGATTTGGGAAACTTGCAATTGGGTTAACTCTACCTTCATATAAATCATCTCTATCAGATTGACTTACTCTATCATAAGCATCGATAACTTCTGTTAATCCACCTCTATTTAATCCAGCTGGTGCAAACCATTCGTATGCAACTCTATCGTTATATGCGATAACTCCACCAAGCACAACTGAAGGTGGAACCCATACTGGTTTATTCAATGCAGTATCTAATATTTTTACCCAAGGGTAATAAGCAGCTGCATATGATGTATCAATTGGGTCAACAGTTGCAATAACTGATGTAATTGAAGATTCCAAGTTAGATGGGTCCATTACATAGAATGCATCACCTCTAGTTTCACAAAGGTCAATTGCCTTTTGAGATACAGAGCTATGAGATTCTCTAATAATACCTGGTAATAATAACATATTGAAATCATACAAATCTTGATTTTCTAAAGCATCTAATGCTTTGTTATAAGCCAATGAACCATCAGCGCCATTTGTAGAAACATCATATCCAAATGTATTTGTACTAGTTATATCCTTACCTCTTTTAACAAGTCTTGCAGGGTCAAATCCATCAAATCCATCTTGGAAAGGAACAATGAATTTTCTAGCATCTGCTGTAACAGCTGAAGAAGATAAAGAAATATTTGGAGTTGATGAACTAGGGTGAGCCAAATAACTACCTAAATCAAAATCAGCATTGTTTCCTACTGCAGCATTAGCTGGCAATGGAGCCAAATAATTCCAGTTATCATTATCAATTGAATTGTCAATCTTGTTAAAATCAAATCCGTAATAAACTTTTTTGTTGTATTCACCATCAACAACTTGTTCAGTTACTAATGAAGCAGATGGATAATTTGTTGTTGTGTTTAAAGGTTCTTTAACAGCAGCAAATCCATAAGGTACCAAAGCACCTGCGTAAGAAGCAAATTTAACATTGTCGTCTAATTCAACTCTTACATATTTGGAAATATTTGTCCAATCACCATTAACTTTTAATTTACCATTTGAGTCTAATTCATAATATTTATCACCAATTCTTCTACCAATATAATTTGCTGAATCAGGATTTAGATTAAGATTAGAATATGTCTCAACAACTCTTCCAACTTTATCAGTATCATTATATTCCCTTAATACCAAAGTAAATGAACCATAATCAGAATTGGCCAATTCAGATGCAAATTTGACATTTGAAATACCAACCTTATATTGTTTGTTCATTGAGGTACCGTGACCAAGTGTGTGAACTCTAAATAGGTTACTAGCAGTTCCACCAACCTTTTGTGATTTAACCCAAGGAGTGATAGCTTGTCTATATGTTCCTTCAGTTGAACCTGATAAGTCTAATGTAATAGCAGATGCTGAAACTAATGCATTTGGTGTTGCAGCTAATGAAGCAGAAAGATAATTTTCGAATATACCATAGGTATAAGCTCTATCAGCTGGACCTGCAGCAGAATAATTACCATTTCCATCATTGGTACCTTTTCTAGGTCCAACTCCTAATAAGTCTTTAACAAAGTTTTGTGATGTTGGGTCTAATGAAGCACTTAACGAACCTTCAGAACCAGTTATTGTTAATTGGAATAAACTAGCTGAAGCCGGTGCGCCATCTGCCCCTGATTTAGATGCATATGCACCAATAAATTCTGTTCCTATTGAGTTATGAGTATGATGAAGTACACCAACACTTACATAACCCGATGCCAGTGAAGAGGATACGCTCAACTCAATCACTTTACTTTCGTATCCGGTTGTTCCTAGAATACGAATAACTGTTACAGTCCCTGCATTTCTTAGATAATTTCTAACCGTATAGGGAACATAAGAGTCTTCCCAATCACCGCCAAACTCAGCCTCGAAATCATCGTAGCTTTGTAAAACGGTTGGCCAAAATGCCTTACCTTTTTTAGTAGGACCTATAACAGCAGCTCCAATTTCACCTACACCTTGAGGTAGAAATGAAAGGTCATTTTCTTGTGTGAAAACTCCGGCACTTACAATTTTTTCTGCCATTAAGATTCTCCGTTATATTTTAATGAATTTTTCATGAAAAATTAGCATTAATTGCTATTTCCTGTATATAAATATAACAGAGAATTCTCAAAGACAAAATATAATTAATAAATTTAAAGGGGTAAATATGAACCATCAGCAAGATTTAGTCTACCTTTTCCGTATTTTTCCTCTAAATCTTTTCCCATTTTGGTTTCTTTTGTTCTTAATTCGTTAACCTGGTTCTTTTTCTTTTCAATTTCTGCTTCTAAATCAATTAGTGCAATGTTAAGTTCACCTATCTCCATAGTTAATCTATTAAAATCTTCTGATAAACGTCTTACTTCATTTAATTCTGATTCTGTTACTTTTGTTGCAGTTTGTTCTGACATAACTCTTTTCCTTGTTTTGGTTTTATAGTACTAATATACTAAAAATTTTTGATATAAAAAAATATTTTAAGGCTTTTTTTAACCTTCTGAATTTGTTATTTCCATATATGAAACTGTTGCATGAATACTACCACTTACAGATGTGGTTAATTCTAATTTGTCATTATTATCTAAAACGAATGTCCCATCTAATGCCTGGAAAGATGATGCCAATGGTACTACAATATCTTTACCTAAACTGTATGTTGCTTGGGCAGTTGCATCCAGCCAGTGTATTCCTACATTAGCATCTGAACTTGTTACATTTGTTATGTGTAATGTTTTTATCAACAATTTAGTTGATGCACCTGCAGTTAAAAGAGTTGAAAAAGACCCTGATAATATTGTTGCACCTGCGTTTAAATATTCCATCTTGTTCCTTTATTTATTATATACCATTTAGACAATCTAATATTCCTTGTTTAAGCGATTCGTCGTAATATGATTTTGAAGGAAATCCTGAACCACTAAAAGAGGCAGTTCCATTAATCCAATCAAATATACCATCAACACCGTCAACTGCAAATGATTCTATTCCATAATAAATATACTTATTATTTAATAAAAACGTTTCATCTGCCAATTGATTAGAATCACTAATTGAAAGTCTATAGGAAACAAAAGATTTTGTTTTATCCCATCTTTCCTGTCTTGCCTGTTGAGAATTTTTAACAAATGAATCCCAATATGCTTCTTGTTCGGCATCTGTATATAGTGTATCTCTATCTGTTTTTGAAACGCAGAAGTTTTGAGCCATTAATTGCTTTTCATCTAAGGACAACGCTGAAAAACCTCCATTGTTATCCATATATCCTATTGACCCAGTTCTACAAAAAAGATAATCTTTGTTTGCAAAGTCTTGTGCACCATACCAATGTGTTACATTAGATATATCTAAATAATCAGTATC